CAGCGCAGCATCCCGCGCAGCAGCCCGCAATTCTTCGTTTTGAGTTGTCAGATACTCACGGACTAAAACAGGCATGTCCCACAGATCGGCAACCATCATGGCGTAATCACAGGCGAGTTTTCGTATTTCTTTGTCGCGGCCATCGACTGCGCGTAAAGACCACAGGGCATCGTCCAGGCCGTTACTATCCAGGATTGTCAGTATATCCAGCGGCTCGTCGTCCGCTTTGGTTTTGCCGAGGTGGGTAAGCAATTTCTTCCAACCATCCTCGCAGGGCGAGTGGGTGCGAATTTTATTCAGTGTTGTTTGCATAATTTACCCCTCCTTTTCAAGGTCGTTGATTGCGGAAACCACGCTGGCAACGATAACCAGCGCAGCGAAGAAAACAGCAGCAAAAACATAATACACAAAGAATTCGCACCACATGATTACCCCTCCTATGCCCGGATGCTTGCGCAGAGCCGGGCTGTAATTTCAGTTATTCTTTTCTTTGTCGATGTACCGCGCTACACACCGGCCACCTGGGATTACCATAAAACCTAGATAATCAATCAAGCGATCTTCGGCCTCATCAAGGACCACAAAAAGTTTCTCGCGGGTAAGTGCTCCCGGCAACTCGTTTTCCGGTTTATCCAGCCAACCCCGCGCCCACTTCTGTTGCGCTTGCCAAAATTGCATGTCAGTCATGGTCTCTCTCCCGGTTACGGCCAGCTATATGCTTGCCTTTGATTATATTATAAACATCTATTGGGCGTTGAGTCAAGCGGTAAAATGAATAAACAATGAAAAAAAGATTAAGGCGGCGTTTTTTCTTGATTTTAGGGGGTATTCGCTGTAAGATTATTTATCGCGGTTGCAGTTGATCGGGCCGAGCATTAATTCTCGGGTACGCGGGAACCAACTATCCGCCCCCCTCTGCGGACCGTGGTGCCCCGCCAGTGAGGGTGGGAAAAGGGAACGCCACCGCTTAAAGGCAATTAGCTCGTGGCGCACCATCCCGAACCAATGCGCACCTCACTGGCGGGGATATTTAAAAGGCCAAATAACATGCCAAGAGTGTGCGAGATATGCGGGAAGAGTTTGTCACGGTACAACACCGGGACGGCCTGCTATTGTCATACGCACAACCCAGACGACCCGGAAAACATAGAACCACCTACCGCGATATGCACCAGCCGGACGTGTTATGGTTTTGAGCAAGCGTATCAAGACTACTATGGATTTGGGAGCAACAGGGGGAGATAATGAAAAAACTTGCAACATGGGTAATGCTATTTTTCACGGTGCTGTTCGGCAGCTGCTCCACGGCGGCGGCTGGTAACTGGCGGCAGGCCAACGCGACGATCGAGCATAGCGGATTTGATGATGTTATCCATGCGGGGTTCGGCCTGGGCATATCGTATTTGGTGCATGAGTATTCAGGGCTTACCGGCTGGCAAGCAGATGTTACAGCGGTTGCGGCGGCTATTGCGATTGGAACGGCCAAGGAAATGACGGACAAGCACTTTGACGCTGGCGATGTGGCGGGTTATGGGATCGGCGCGGGGATTGGATGCGTGCTGACCTGGGAGTTTTAACATGATATATCTTGTCATTCTATATTTTGTGTATCTCTGGGTGTGTCCTGATAGGACTTATAACCGGCCCCGTGTCTGATCATGCCCGAATACAAACTTGCAAAAATATTATGGCAAGTGGCGAAAATGCTTGCATCTTTACTTGAAAAAGAGTACAATTTGGGCAAGTCAGGTAAATAAGCACCGTGCTTTAGCCCTGTGCGATAATACGAGTTGTGCTTAATGGCCCCGCTCTGCTGCTGGAACAATCCAGTGGTAGGCCGGGGCTTTTTGTTTTGGGGGAAGAGGCGTGGCAAAGAAGCAAGCAGAGAAACATCCACTGATGCTCGATGGTCACGCTTGGGACCGTGAAGCGGTAATGCAGATAGTCTGTGATGTGATAGCAACATCATCACGTAGTCTAGGCCGCATACTCGCTGACGGTCACGATGGAAATACATTGCCTGGCCACACTGCAATCATGCAATGGTTGGAAGAAGACGCAACGCTGGCGGACAAATACGCGCGCGCAAAGGAGGCGCAGGCGGATTGGATGGCAGACGAAATGATCGAGATTGCCGACGATGGCAGGCGCGATCAAGTGGTTGACCCCGAGACAGGCAGGATAAGCCCAGACCATGACCATATTAGCCGGGCAAGGTTGCGGGTTGACACGCGAAAATGGTTAGCCTCAAAGCTTCGGCCCAAGAAGTACGGGGAGAGGACCACGCAGGAGATCACCGGTCCTGGCGGCGGACCGCTGGCCGTATCAGCAACGCTGACGGACGAGCAACTGATGGCGATAGCGGCAGGGGTGGCAAAAAAGTGACCGAAATGGAGCAACTTTCCAAAACCAAAAACGTAGTAATATTAGTAAGTTGTTTTTTCGATGTATCCCGGAACGCGGGGGTAAGACTTTTCGACATGTTAGGCAACAGGGGAATAAGGGAATAATGGCACGGTCCCAAGCATTATCACCACAACAGGCAGCATCTATTTTGCTGGAGCGGCGCAAAGCGCGGGCGGACCTAACAGTTTTCGCCTCTCGTGTGCCTGTGCCTGGTTGTCCTGCGGATGAGCCAGCCGATGACGCGGTATTGCCCCTGATCGAGACAGAGCAGGCAGAGCACCACCGGCTGATACTCCGGGCAATGCAACGGACAATGGAGACACGGCACGGTCGCCTGATGGTTATGGCCCCCCCTGGCTCGGCGAAAAGTACTTATGCGACAGTTGTCGCCCCCTCGTGGTATCTGGGGAAACATTCTGACCGCCGGGTGATCCTGTCCAGCTACGGGGAAGATCTTGCCCGTAGGCACGGGCGGCGGACCCGACAGCTATTGGGGTCAACAGAGGCGCAGGGTATTTTGCAGACCACTATCAGGTCAGACAGTCGGGCGGCGGATGATTTTGCCCTGGAAAACGGATCGGAATATATCGCTGTTGGTGTGCTGGCAGGTATCACTGGCACCAGGGCGCACGGAATAGTAATAGACGATCCGGTCAAGGGCAGGCAGGACGCAGACTCCCAGACCGTGCGTGACAGAGTGTGGGCTGCGTATCAGGACGATCTACTAACCCGGTTGATCCCTGGCGGCTGGGTTGTGGTGATAATGACCCGCTGGCATGAGGACGATTTAGCGGGGCGCATTCTCCCGGTAGACTGGGGGGGAGAGTCCGGGCTAATCGAGTGCCGGGACGGTAATGTTTGGGAGGTACTATGTTTGCAGGCTGAGTGCCAGCGGCCCGAGTCTGATCCGATGGGACGGGCGGCGGGGGGCATGTTGTGGCCCGAGTGGTTTAGCGACCGGCATTGGGGGCAATTTCGGAGCAACCGGCGGACATGGTCGAGTTTGTACCAGCAGCGCCCGGCCCCAGACGATGGTATATTGTTTCGCCGGGATGATATGCCGATGTACTCAACCAGGCCGCACATACTACGGATTATAGGGGCGTCTGACTACGCGTGTACACCAGATGGTGGAGATTGGACAGAGCACGGGATAGCTGGGATTGGTGAGGACGGCAGCATGTACCTCCTGGACTGGTGGCGGGGGCAGACAGGGCCGGAAGTTTGGATCGAAAAAATGCTGGACATGGTGGCAGACTGGCGGCCTCTGTGCTGGTTTGGTGAGTCTGGACCGATACGCCGCTCAATAGAGGGCACGCTGAAACGCCGGATGGCAGAGAGGCAATGCGCGTGTCGGATGGAGTGGATGGCGAGCGCAACAGACAAGGCAAGCCGTGCTCAATCAATTATAGGACTAGCCGGGATGGGCAGGTTGTGGTGGCCGAATGGTAAGGGATGGACGGCAGAGCTGCAACGGCAGTGTTTGGTCTTCCCGGCTGGCAACCCCGATGACGGGGTAGACGTCCTCTCACTGTTGGGCAGGGGAATGGATATGCTTGGGGCGGCATTTGTTAAGCCACCCATTAAACCCCCACCGGTACTCAGACCGCACGGGGCACGATCAATAGGGAGCAGGAGATAGCATGCCGACACCACCTACCGCACCACAAAGATCGATTCCTTTTGCCGGGGTTTTTGATTTCGCGTCATTGCCCCCCGCCGCTAATAACGTTGGGGTACAGGCGCAGTGCAACCCGCTTGTTGCTGGCCAGAATTATTTCTATATGGTTTCGGACGGGACTTATTGGAGACCCGTAGGCGGGGACCAGGTGCTTTATAACCTATCTGCCCAAATTGATATGGCGGTTAATAATTCGGATCAGCTTCTTGTCTCTGTCCCTCTTCCGACAGGACTGTTGCCAGACGGCAGGAGCACCATAGAAGTGGTGCAAGGATGGGATAGGCTTTTGGGAACGTCGGACACCCTAACCACGACCACCAGAATCGGCGCCGCGAATACCACCTCAGACGCTACTGTTTTTCCACCCAGTGCTATTGCGTCAACGAATATCACGATGGGTTTTGGTCATCGGTTTGCGCGGATATCTGCTACGGAGGTGCGAAAACAGGGAAGCCCAACGGTAACCGCGTTTTCCAGTGTATCGGCAAACGTGCGAACAGCGGCGGTGACGGTAGGGAGCATGGATACAGTTACGAATTATCTGGGAATCTATGGGAGAATGACCACCGGCTCAACTGAAAAAGGCGAACTGCATGCACTGACTGTGAGGTTAATAGGATGAAAACGAATCTTACTCTGGCAGAACGAGAGGCCCTCCCCCGTAAAGTCCTTTGCGTGGCTCAAGATGCACCCGAAGGTCAAGAGCAACTTTGGACCGTATATGAAGAGGGCGACGAGTTACCCCCCAGAGAAACCCCAGAACAACCAATTTAAAGGACATGAAAATGCGCAAACTTATAATCCTTGCAGTTTTGGTGATCCTGGGCACCGCATCCACGGGAATGGCCGCAATGACTTGCGTTGATGGCAAGGCAGATGGCACAGTTAAAAACGGCATACGCTCCTCGAACGGACAGGTTGTCCGGCTTTATGCCACGTGCACACACAACACCACACCGGGCACAGCCGTTGCTGCACTGCCCGCCAACATGCAGGCGGCTATTAACAATGGACTGTATGTCTACCGGTTTTCAATTCTTCCTGGGGCTACCGGGCCAACCGATAACAGCGACCTGCAAATACTGGATGCAGACGGATTGACCATCATCGCGGCGGCGGGGAATGGCGCTAATGTAATTGACAACACGGCAAAAACAAGCGTGATTTATGGGGATGGACCCACGCCGGGAAGCACCAACCTTTATCCTTTGGGTGATGGCACCGCGTGGACAATTACCGTCACCAATAATGCCGTTAACAACAGCTCGTGGACGCTGGTAATGCAGGCAACCAGAGAAGGTGGAGATAACCGATAATGGCGCTTGATCTGGCCGAAATAAAGCGGTTGCATGACAAAGCCTATCAGGCAGGCCAAGTCACTCGTCAGCGTGCGGCTGATGATATGGTATTTTGGTTCATTACGCAATGGAATCAAGAGCTACTTGATGATACGCAGCTTACCTATCGGGGTGAGTTTAACATCCTGAAAAAAGCAGGGCGGCAAATTCTTGCCGATCTGGCCGAGAACCCCGTTCAGGTTGACTTTGAACCTGTGGACGAGACACGGGATGATGCCGCCGAGTTGCTGGATGGACTGTACCGCACAGATGACAACGCCAACACCTCACTGAACGCATACGCCAACGCAATGCAGGAAACCGTTGTCTGCGGCGTAGGGGCGTGGATGCTGTTCACTCGTTACGAGAGCAACCGGGCTGGCAACAAGCGGCAAATAATCGACCGCTGGCCGATCTTCGAGGCAAACAATAGCGTCTTTTGGGACCCAGGCGCACGGCTGATGGATAAGTCAGACGCCGATTATGTATCTGTTCTGTGCTCGTATTCGGAGGACGGTTACAAAAAGCTGGTTAAGGAGCTGACCGGTGAAGAAGTCACCAACGTTGCAGAATCGTTCAAGCACCCGGAGCAATCCTATACGTTCCCATGGTATCTGAAGGGCAAAACTGTCTATGTCGTTAAGTTTTACCACAGGGAGAAGGTTGACGTAAAAATCCTGACCATGCTTGATCCATTTGGGCAGACGCTGGAGCTGGCTGAATCTGAGCTATCCGATGTGATGGATGAAATGCTCGATGAAGGGTACACCATCGAGAGCGAACGAGAGATTGAGCAGTATCAGGTTACAGAATATATCTGCTCGGGTTGCGAAATTCTTGAATCAAAGGTGATTGCAGGACAGCATATCCCCATTATTCCAGTTTATGGGGAGCGGGCATATGTTGAGGGCGAAGAGCATTATGAGGGCGTAACCAGGTTAGCAAAAGACCCGCAGATGCTGCGTAATTTCCAAATGTCCTACCTGGCCGACATTGTGTCTCAGTCTCCACGTGAGAAGCCTATTTTCCTGCAAGAGCAGATCGCCGGATTTGAAGATTACTATTCAATGAGCGGGGCGGATAATAATTACGCCTACTTGCTGCAAAACCGAAAGGCGCTAGATGGCACCGACCTACCCATTGGCCCTATTGCCATGTTGCCAGCCCCGCAAGTCCCGCCTGCCCTGGCCGGATCATTGGAGTTGTCGCGCCAAGCGGTGGAGGATGTAGCAAACCCTGGAATCCCGCAGGATATTGCCGACCCTGATTTGTCTGGCAAGGCCGTCCTTGCACTGCAACGGCGGCTTGATATGCAGTCCATGGTATACCAGGAGCACTACAAGCACGCAAAAAGGCGGGATGGTCAAGTATACGCTTCAATGGCGGCAGCCGTGTATGATGTACCACGTAAAATCAAAATGACCCTGCCCGACGGCACCACCAAAGAATCAATGGTGATGCAAACAGTCATCGACAAGGAAACCGGAGACCTCATAACGCTCAACGATTTAAGCAACGCCGAGTTCGAGGTGTACAGCCAGATCGGCGCAAGCTATAGCAGCAAGAAAGAGCAGACCATTGACCGACTGCAAGAATTGATTTCTACCGTGCCGGAAGGAGACCCGCTCCGCAAGGCGTTGTATCTCAAGATGCTGACCTTGATGGATGGCGTGAACTTTGACGATATCCGGGAATACGCCAACAAGCAACTTGTTCTCCAAGGCTTCAAGACCCCAGAGACCGATGAAGAGAAGCAGCTACTTGAAGAATCGCAGAAGAATCAGGCCCCAGATGCCGCAATGGTCCTTGCTATGGCCGAGGACAAGAAGGGCGAGGCCCAACTCCTGGAGCAGCAGCGCAAGGGCATAGAAATGCAACTTGAGGCGGCAAACGAGAAGCTGAAACGGTTGATTGAGTCTTTTGATTCTCAAACAAAAAGGTTTGATGTGCAAGTGAACGCCGCAGTAGCGGACGCACAAATTGAGAATACGCGAACTGACACTTTTGCAAAGCAAATCGAAGCCGCAGCAAACGAGATTCCTTTGCGCAATCCTTACGAGATGAGCACAGAGGAGCTTTTTTCAGAATTACAAGCCGGGTAATCCCGGTGTCCCTAGCTGGCGGGGGGTATGCCAGCGACCCTAACTGACGGGGCGTAAGTCAGGACAACCGAACTGTAGGAGAAAACAGGATGCCAGACGAAGAAGAAGTAGCAGTAGACGTAGAAGTTGAGGAAGCCGTTGCAGATCAGGACGTGGCCGAAAAGGAAGACGCCGGACAGGACACCGAAGAACACGATCAGGGAGAACCGGATCAAGAAGCCGAGTTTTGGCAGAACTTCGACAAAGGCGAGGCAGACGAAAGTGTCCCGGTAGCATCCCATATTCGGCTGAAAGAAAAGCTGAAGGGCCGGATTAAAGAGCGCGACTCCGAAATTGATGAGTTGCGCCGGGAACTGGCCGAAGTTAAGGCTGGTCGGGTAGCACCTACGGCAACACTGAAGCGCCCACGGGTCGAAGAGTTCGACACCGATGAAGAGTTTGAAGCGGCTCTTGACCAATATGAGGAGCAGCGGCTTTCTCAGTTGGCAGGCCGAACAAATCAGGCAGAGCAGCTCAAGAAGCAGCAGGAAGAAAGAACTGCCTCTGTTGATTCGCACTATAAGCGCGCCGATGAATTCGTATCGAAGTACGGAATCGCCCCGGAGAAATACAAGAGCGCGGACGAGTCGATCAGGAAAGCGATCGACGTTGTAATACCTGGGCAGGGAGAGGCCATTACGGACCACCTTATTTCCCTGCTTGGCGAAGGGTCGGAAAAGGTTTTGTTCCGTGTTGGAGCAAGGCCGGAAATACTGCGGGAGTTCCAGTCCTTGCTTGCAGAAGACAAGACTGGTCTTAAAGCAGGAATTTTTCTTGGAAAACAAATGGAATTAGTCACTAACCCAAAAAAGCGGACCACCAACGCCCCGTCGCCATCGCGCCAACTGAAAGGCGATGCTGCCCCGAATGCGAACGCTGCTGCCCTGAAGAAGTTGTATCAGGAAGCGCATAAAAGCGGCGATACGCAAAAGGCTTACAGCGCCAAGAAGCAGGCAAGAGCGGCGGGCGTGAATGTGTCCACATGGTAAATAAGGAGTAGCCACCATGGCATCATTGACCACCGGCAAAGTCGCCGAAGTAATGTTTGAAAAGTTTATCGAGACCTATGACCAGCAGACCGACTTGCTGGACAAGGTAAATTTCCATGAGCCTGACGGGGAGCAGATGCAGAACAGCTCCAACGTTATTTGGACCCCTGTTCAGCAGCATGCCCCGGTAATTTCTGGGTGGGACGTTTCCAACCAGGAGACAGGCATCATCCAGGAGACCTACCCCGCAGTTCTCGGCACCCCGTCCAACGATTGGGTAGAACAGCGGGCAGACGATATGCGTACCGAACGGTTTTGGGCTGACCGCGCCAAAGTATCCGCCCGGAAGCAGGCCATGTACCTGAACACGCAGATCGCCTCGTCCATCAAAAACCAAGGGTCTCTGTTTTATCGGTCCAACGTGGATTCCGGCTATGAGTTTATCGCTGAAGCCCAGGCCATGATGAACGAGCGGCAGCTGATCGACAATGGCCGGACCTTCATTCTCAATGATCGGGACCAGTTGCATTTTTCCAAAGACCTTGCCGCACGGCAGACCTTGCAGGGCCGCCCGGATGAGACTTGGAAGAATGGGCAGATCGGAAAGAATATTGCCGGATTCGATCTGTTCACCGGCTCTTATTTACCGAATATCACCGGAGCCGCCGACCCTGCTGTTACCGTAACCGGCGACCAGAGCTTTGCGCCGCAGGCAGGGTCCGTAAACGCGACCACCCTTGTCGTTACCAACGTCGATTACCGCGAGGCTTCGATTGTTGTCAATGACAGCTCTCTCCTGGCCGTAGGCGATAAGATCACCATCGAAAACTCCGGTGTTCCTGTCTACGCACTCGGTAAGGGCGACAAGACCAACACCGGCCAGGCCATGATCTTCACGGTTATCGAGTTGACTGACTCGACCCATATCAAGGTATACCCGAAACCCATTGCCGCTGATGATTCCAGCCTGTCTGTGGTTGAGGCCGCATACGCCAATATCGACACACAGATTTTGAACGCTGCCACCATTACCCGCCTGAACACTGATGCGTCGAACAAGGTCAACCTGTTCTTTGACAAGATGGCTGTTGAGGTTATCGGCGGGACTATCCCGGCCAGCCTGTTCAGCCAGTTCAACACCGCTAAGGTGCTGAATGACACCATGAGCAACGGCCTGGGCGTATATCTGCTGTATGACGGCAACATTGCCACCATGAACTTCAGGTTCCGGCTGTTCACCTGGTGGGGCGTAACCATCGCCGACCCGTCAAATTGTGGATGCGCTGTAACCTACTAACCAATGAGGGGGGCCTAGTGCCCCCTTTTTACCAAAGGAGTAAACGATATGTCCCGTATTTTGAGAATGGGTGAACTTTATCACCGAAACGATGCAGATGCCACCGATGATCTGAATACCACATGTGCCGCTGATGTTTTGGCTATCCCTGTAACGCACGCCTACGTTGCTAAAACGACAGGCGGCGATGCTGAAGCCTTGACCCTGGCTGATGGCGTACCCGGCCAGGTGTTGGTTATCAATCTGACCACGGACGGCGGCGGCGATGGCACCTTGACCCCGGCCACCAAGACCGGATTTTTGACCATTGTCTTTGCCGACGCACAGGATCAAGCGGTACTGTTGTATGTTGACGACTCTATTGGCTGGATTCTGATTGGCGCGAAAGGCGCAACTCAGCCGCCTGTAACCACCTAATCCTTGATGCTTCAAGCATCCTGAACAAAGGAGCAAGAAATGCGTAAAACAAGAGATTTTTACCACACCGGCCTACAGACTTCCCGGAGCCAAATTCAGGCAGCATTGAACCTGACTGGCCCTGGCGATATCTGGTTTGTCGATTACCGGAACGGCAATGATGCCAATGGTGGTCAATCATGGGCCGATGCTTTCAAGACCTACAGCAAAGCAATCTCCTCTGCCACCGACAACAACAACGATGTTATCTTGATCGACGGCGACTCTACCGTTGTTGAGACGGCAATGGTGTCTATCACCAAGAACCGCCTGCATACCATCGGCATCAACGGGATGCTCGGTCACTACGGCCAGGGGGCAAAAATTTCCTGCGCTGCCTCTTCTGGTGCCACGAATATCGCCACGGTGCAGAATACCGGCGTCCGCAATACCTTCATGGGTATCAAGTTCATCGGCAGCCACACCGTTACCGAAGGCATTTACGCTGTTGCCGAGGGCGGGGAGTTTGCCCGGTATTTCAACTGCGAATTCTACAAAGACACCGACCTTGACGCAACAACCGCCGCCGAACTGTTGCACAACGGTGACAGCGCCATGTTTTATGACTGTACGTTTGGCTCGACCGCGAATATCATCGCCGATAATGTGATCCGGCCAAACGTGAAAGTCACGGCTACGCTGGCAGGGAAGAAATGCAGGGACACCTATTTTGAGAATTGCCTGTTTTTCTCCAAGGCAGGCGGCACTGAGCATGTGGCTGTCTACGGTGCAAACGCCACGGATGTGGAAAGAATGTTGCTTATGAAGGATTGTACCTTTGTAAATAATATCCTTTCGGCAGCTACTCCGGCCCATGCTGTTGGATTCGGAGCAGCACAGACTGAGGGCGTGGTTATCTTGAAGAACTGCACCTCTGTAGATCATACCGTTATGGCGCAAGCAGCTGTTGGCATCTATGTTGATGGCGCAGTCCCCACGTTTGCAACTTCTGGCGTATCTGTAGCGGCGTAACCTGATAGGGCGGCGTAAAACCCGCCCTTGTTTTGAGGAGTTAAAATGTCAATTATCTTGTTTAAGAGGGGAACCGGATCCCCGGTAAAAGTAAACGAACACGGATTTGAACACAGCGTAGCGTCTGGGGAGTATTTTTTAACCAAGGACGCAGCAATCAGCGCGGATAAGGTTGTTGCTGTTGAATTGCCCAAGGAAGAGGCCCCGCCTGAGGCAAAAATCGAAGAGACCGCGACCGAAGAGGCCGAAGAGCGTCACGAAAAAACCGAAGAAGCAAAAGCCCCGCGCAAAACGCGGAGGAAAAAGGGCGACCTCAAGTGACAACGAAAGTTGACCGAATAAACGCCGCATACGTCGAGTTGCGTATCTCTGGCCTTACCTCCTCACCAACGGCGGAAGACCTGGAGCTTGCCCTTGGCGTGCTTGAAAACATGGCGGCTGAGTTCGAGGCGAATAACATCTGCTTGGGCTACGCCTTTGAGCAGAACCCTGATCTGAACACGCCGCACAATATAGAGCGTCGGTTCTGGAGCGGCCTTTCGTTGTGTCTCGCTGCCCGGTTGATTGATAGCTTTGGCAAAGAACCGACCGCCACCTTGCTGCCAAGGATACAAGCAGCATTCTCTTTTTTGTCGGCCAGGACAGCCCCCTTAAAAAGGACACGCTACCCTTCTCGGCATCCTGTCGGCGCAAAGAATAATTTTATTGGGCGGCAGAACTTCTACGAGACCGTGGAAGAGGCTCCGTTGGGTTGTGCAACAAATGAGATGTTCCTGGGGGATGTTGACAATTTCACCGAGGATTTTACTTCTTGGTTGACCTCTGGGGAAACGATCAGTTCTTACACCATTACGGCCAACACAGGCTTGACGATTGTTTCCAACTCCAACACTGATACGGCAGTATCTTACCAGATACGCGCGGTTGGGGCTAACGGGGAAAACTCAGACGCATTGCTGCAATTAAAAATCGTCGTAACCTCTTCCGCAACTAGGAAAGTCACACGGATTATAAACTTCAAGCTGAACAGCGCGACTATATGAATGTCAACCTGATAAAAGGCGACAAGATCGACGCAAATGTTGATTACCGTGACGCCTTGCCGGTGAACATGTACGCCGTGAAGAAAGAAATCCTTGGTGCAAAAGGCTACATGCTTGCATGCCCCGGCATCACTCAATTTGGCACTGGAAGCGGGGTAGATCGAGGGGCGATTTACAACGAGCGACTTGAAAAGCAATTCCGGGTATCGGGCAGTAAATTGATAAGTGTTGGCGACGATGGTGCTACTACCGTTTTAGGTGGTATTTCAGGAACAAAACAAGCGGCCATGCCTTATAGTTTCAACACACAAGCAATCATCGTAGATGGAAAGATGTGGCTGTACGGTTCGACACTTACGCAAGTAACCGCTTCTGGAATTGGTGCTCCGATAGATGGCACATGGATAGACGGTTACTATTTTTTAACGGACGGAGAAAATCTGTACCACACGGAACTTACAAATGAGGCGGCGGTAAATGGTCTAAGTTACGCAACCGCAGAATTCATGCCTGATAATTCTCTTGGGGTGGGCAAAACCCAAGACAACAAGGTTATTGTTTTTGGACGCTATACCCTGGAGTATTTTGTGAACGTAGCAACGGAAAACTTCGCATTCAAGCGCCTTGAGACGCGGGCACAAAAGATCGGCATTGTCGCCACACACGCAAAATGCGAGGCAGCGGGAGATTGGTATATTGTCGGAGGTAGAAAAGAAGAAACTCTGGGTGTTCATATTGTGGGGGCAAGCACGGTAAGAAAAATATCTACCAGAGAGATTGACAAACTCCTTTCAAGATACGCCGAAACAGAACTTTCAGACGTGAGGGTTGAGGCTAGGAGGGAAGACGGAACAACTTTTGTTATTGTCCACCTTCCATACGAGACGCTGTGCTTCAACCGGGAGATTGCCGAGGAGTTTGGGATTGAGTACGCATGGACACTCCTGCAATCAGGGGTTCAGGTTGAAGGGGCCTATATGGGGATTAACTGTGTGTTAGACCCACGGAACGGGAAGTTTGTTATTGGCAGCCGGACTACATCAAATATCGGGCACCTTGACGATGCAACCTTTGCTCAATTCGGGGATATTCAAGAGGCGGTTATCTATTCGCCATTCGTAAACCTGGAAACGAAATCCGTTGACAAACTCCAGCTTGAAACTATAGCTGGCCGCAACACGATTAACGATGCCAAGGTTTTTGTTTCTATGTCGCGGCATGGGGATGTTTTTGGGAAAGAATACTCCATGGCTTACGGTTCGCCGCACGATTACCAGAAAAAGTTTATCCTGCGCAGAATGGGTTACGTAGATTCGTGGGCTGGATTCAAGTTTCGGGCCGCGACGAAATCGAGACTGTCTTTTGCAAGTTTTGACGTGCAGGCTACATAATGGCAACCACGCAATATCAAATAAGAAATTTCTATCTTAGCCCCACGGAGCTAAAGGCCCTTACTGGCTGGCCTGATGTTGTCATAGAGTTTTTACTTAGCCTAGCTGATAGCATTATTATTACAAGCCAGGGAATAGACGCTACCACAGTCTCGTCAGAGATAAATTTGTTGCCTAATATTCCGCCGTGTCCAGGGGAAGATGTTTCACCAACATTACAACCTAAGCAAATAGTTTTTTCACAGGAAGGCAACTTGCTTCCACCATCGACAAACGATCATGGGGTGCTGTCTGGATTAGGTGATGATGACCACGCACAATACTTGCTTCTTAACGGCAGAACTGGCGGACAGGTTGCTTATGGTGGCACGGGGGCAAGTGAGAACCTTGATCTTAACTCGACAAGCCACGCCACAAAAGGGAATATAAGAATTTACGATATTCCAGTTTTAAGCAAAGTTTCTGGAAATGGGATAAAGGTTGACCTATCAACCCCGACATTTGGTTATCGTGATTTACTCGGTGAGGTTAAAATCTTAACTCCAGGCGCGAATGATCCTACATTGGCGACATTTCGTGATGGTATAAAGGGTTGGACTTTTAGCAACGCCGTAATGAATGAGGTATGGAACTATTATCACATTCCGCATGACTATGTGCCAGGAAGCGATATTTTTCTGCATTTTCATTGGGCGCAAAATGTAGTTGATTCTGGTGGGCCTGCCGGAGTTCCCGGTGATGTGAAATGGCAAGCAGAGGTAATTTACGCGAAAGGTCATGATCAGGCGGCATATCCGGCATCTTTTACTACATCTATTACACAAACGGCCAGTGGAACTCAATATCAACATTTACTTGGAGAGGTTCAATTATCTGCAAGCTCTCCATCGGCAATACAAATTGATTCAGATTTACTTGAGCCGGATGGCGTAATAAAAATACGATCATTTCGCGATCCAGTAGATGCGGCAGATACATTAAATCAAGTGCCATTTCTTGACTATGTAGATATTCATTATCAGTCAACAAACATAGCCACAAAGGCAAAAGCCCCGGACTTCTATTCATAGGTGCAACATGATCTTAATAACCGGCTTCGTATAAGGAGACAATCATGCAAGTAACCCCTAAACCGCTTATCGCGTCACAACAGCTTACCGATTCCAACGCCACATACTACACGGCAACCAATGTGCGGACGATCATTGATAAAATGACCATCTGCAACACCACGGCAGGAGCAGTAACGGCCACCATTGATATTGTAGACAGCGGTGGAGCAGCGGGTGTGACGGAACGGCTTATCTCCGCGCGAAGCATCGCAGCAGGAGAAACGTATCCGTGTCCTGAAGTGGCTGGGCACTACCTATCGAATGGTGATACTATCCAAGGTCTTGCCGGTGCTGCGGCTTCGCTTACCATACGGGCCAGCGGAAGAGAGGTATCCGGAGTATGATAAACACTACCTCTCTATGCAACGTTTGCTACAAGAAAATCCCCGCAAAGATTTCAATAGAATCTGGCGCAGTTCACATGCATAAAAAATGCAATGTCCACGGAGAGTTTAGTTCATTGATTGACAAGGATGCAAAAATATTTACCGAAAATTACAATATAGGAACAGAGGGTATAAACAAGGCGATATTGGTGCCAGTAACAGATAGATGTAATATGTCGTGTAGTTGGTGTTTCACCAAGGGGGTTAAAACAGAAGAGAAAAGTGCGGAATATTATGATAGGTTTCTAGTTGATTTAAAAATTTCCGGGTACTCGTTTCTTCTTACTGGTGGGGAACCAACAGAAAGGAAGGATTTCTTTGAATTCTGCAAGTATTTATATTTGGCCGGATGGCCCGTTGTAACAATGACAAATATGATAAATTTTGCCGACGAACTGTTTGTAAAAGAATGCTTTAACGTTGGCCTAGTTAACAATGGTTTGCTACACGCTGATTTCTCAATGCAACATCCAAAAAATTATTCAGGAGAGATTGCCGCAAAAAAATTCAAAGCAATTACAAACCTAGAAAAGTTTGGCATAAAAGCGAATTGCGTACAATTTTCAATATCAAGTCTTGACGAATTGGGGTACATAAGAGAATTTTTTAATGATACAAAGCACCTATACCACCACATAAGAATAAGAACAATGTTCGGCAATTGGAAAGACTCTAGCGATAAAATATTTTTAAGTGATCTGCATAATTCATTCGTGGAAATATTTGGGGATTTATCACCGATAAAAACCAGATTCCCGGAAAGTTCAAACATATATAGCCTTTACTTTTCTGTAGGATCAAACGGGTTTTCTTTAAGTTCAGGACCGACCGTGGAAAATGTTGACATGTTGTCCGCCAGAAGGCCCACCCACATGCTGGCCCTTGACGAAAGATATTATAGTTTCCCAGTTGCTCAAATAGTAAACGAAGGGATACATAAAGGTTGGTACAACGGATTCAAGTTGGAGGCTAACAATGCATGATTTTTGCGAAGAAGGCCAAACAAAAAGAACTACCATATTTGATAGGGGTATATTAGAACACGCTAGGTTAGCGTGGTGCGGAATAGCAATAGCCGCTGGCGCAGCTATTGTCGGAGGAGTTATAGCTTCTGATTCATCTAGAAAGGCCGCTAACACTGCTGCGGACGCTTCAATGAACGCAGCTAACACTTCGGCAGAGTCACAAAACCAGGCGCTAAACTACTTAAGAGAAGTTGAGGCGGTCCCACAACAATTTCGCCAAGAGGCGTTGCAAAAGCTAGGGGGGCTGTCTGGACTGGAGGGCGGAGAGGGGAGCCAAGCAGAGTTAATCGCAAGGGCGGAGAAATCACCCCTATACGCCGCTATCATGGGCGGGAGAAAAGCGGGTGAATCCGCTATCTTGCGCAACGCCTCGGCAACCGGTGGGCTTCGCTCCGGTAATGTACAGGGGGACATGTATGATTTCAATGTTGATTTGAAGACCAAGGCCCTGCTGGAGTCTTACAACCAACAGCTATCTGGCTTGCAGGGATTAGCGCAATTGCCGAGTAACGCAAATAATATTGCTTCCACCATGTCTGGTATAGGGGAAACACGAGCCCAGGGCATTGTGGCTGGCGGGCAAATCCAACAGCAAAACATCCAAAACCAGGGCGACATCTGGGGCAAAGCTCTTTCGTCATCTATTGCCGGCTACGCAAATAAGGGGGTGGTATAATGGCTAATCCTTTTTATATAAAACCCGCCTCAATGCTTCCTGGGTTTACCTCATTTTTAAGCGGGGTAGAATCGCGCGCAGACTATGAGCGTAAGAAAACAAAAAAAGCGAAACAGGAAACCATCAGGAAGCAGGCAGCCGGTCTGGCGCAGTCCGGTAATACTGACGAGCTATACAAGCTTACCCTTGAAAATCCATGGCTGACGGATGAAGTCACTAAATCCTCCAAATGGCACAACGAGGAAATAAAAACCGACGCTATAGAATCAGCAAGGCGCGTGCTAATGGGGGAATCTCCCGGGCAAGTAGGCATTGAGCATGCTGAAAAAGTCATTCAAGCTGGAGGCGACGCAACCAAACAAATAGAGCAGATCAAACAAGACCAACTAGAGCCAGAAGCAGCTATAAAAAGAGCAGAAATGTTCCTTCTCTTTCACGACCCCCAAACGTATAAGGCACTGAAGGAATCACAAAAAACCGAAGACCCGAAACAGCAGATTGTGAACGGGCAACTTGTGACGATTGGCCCAGACGGAAAGGCTATAGCCTCGCAGATTGAAGGATTGCAGGGGCTAGACGCGCCGAAATCTGACTATGATAGGTGGAAACAGAACCCGGCTGAGTTTGCGCAGTTTAGGGCGGCAGGAAGAGAGCGCGGGGAGGGCGGGGGAAATAAACCCCCTGCGGGGTATAGATACACCCCGGACGGTAATCTGGTATATATCCCTGGCGGGCCCGCCGACCCCGCCACAAAATCTGTACGGGACCAGCCGACAAAGGCTTTGCCCGCCTCACAGGTAGAAAGTCTGCTTGATATGCAGAATGTCGCGAAGGCACTGAAAGAGGCAACCGATATTGCTAGCAAGAAGAAAGTACAGACCGGCCCAGTAAGCGGGCGCTTGCAGGCACTAGCATCCAAGGTTGGAATGGCCGATGATTCATTTGTGGACATGAACCAAAGGCTTCAAACCGCCAGTAATATTATGCTCAAACTTCGATCCGGCGCGGCGGTCACGGAAAGCGAGTATGCGCGATTTATCAAAGAGTACCCGCAGCCCAACGATCCAAAGGAAGTCAGAGAGAGAAAGGCCAAAAACTCTATTCGGTATATGAATGAACTAATTGATGACAAGGTAACGGCCTTTGGCGAAAGCGGGTATAAAACTCCAAACATTAAGCCGGTAGAGGTTCCCGGTGAACAACCCGGCGCATTGCCCCCTGAAGCAGTCAGCAAATTGCAAGCAGGAAAAATCACCGCATTCAAGAACGGACAAAAATGGACACTCGGCCAGAACGGCCAGCCCCAGAGGGTGCAATAATGGCACAAGGCAGAGTCGAGGTCTTTGTTCCAGAGAGCGGTAACGAATGGGACGTTGTGGATATTGCTGATACTCAACAGCTCGGGCCAGACACCGGCAGCGAGTGGGATGTGGTTGATGAGTCTGGGCCACACGATGCCCTCATTGCCCAATACCATGCCGGGGAGCTACCAGACCGTAAGAAGTCCATAGTTGAAGAATTGGCAAAACGTGGCGCGATCGCCTTAGATCAATTTAAAAGCGGCGCACGATCCGTTGTTGAAGGGGCAACGAGTTTGCCTCTCATGGTGGGAGATGCGGCCAACACGCTTATAAATTATGGAATCAGCGGAGCAAACGAGCTTACCGGCGCCAATATCTCAGAGCTTGGCCTGCCCTCAGAAACAACCAAACAAATGCTGGCTGCTACCGGAGCACAAGAAGATACTGGTATTACTGGCGACATAATCAGGGGGGCAGCAGGGGCAATGACTTTCCCGGCTGCGGCAATAGCAACCCCGGCAGCAAGTGCAACTGGTACAGCTTTAAAGACAGCCTTAGCCGCAAAGCCCATTGCTCAGGTTGTTTCGGGCGCGGGGTCCGGCCTGGGGTCTGGCCTTGTTCGCGAAGCAGGAGGCGGAGCGGGGGCGCAGATGGTAGGTAGTCTTGTCGGCGGCATGGCTCCATACGCTGCCAAACAGACACCGGCTGCGTTCCGTAGTGGCGTGACCGGAAAGCGTGGCCCGGAAGGGGTTGCTGAAAATATAAAGACATTTAAGGAGGCCAACACGACCCCCTCTGTAGGGCAGGCTACACAAGGAAGGGCGGCACAGGCAGCGGAAAGCTTCTTATCTCGCAGTCCAGGAAGCGCCGGGGTTATTGCTGACAAGGCAACAACCCAGGGCGATGATATTGCCAGGATGATCGAGGAAATAGCCGGTAAATCAGGGGGGAAAGCCCAGACCGGCAAGGCCATAAAAGAGGGCGTTGCTGATTTCGTTACACGGTTTAAAGAAAAGTCGGGGGAGCTTTACGGGCTGGTAGACGGGGTTATCTCGCCCAAACAAAAGGTCCCTGTGAACAACACCATTTCCACATTGCGGAATCTCACATCAAGAATAAAAGGGGCCACAAAAACCTCAGAAGAATTTATTAATCCCAAGCTGGCCAGGATAAAACAGAACCTCATTCAAGACACCGGAGAAACCATTAAGGCCCGCAGGGACGCCGTGAAAAGCACCATGGACCAGATGAAGACGGTACAGGGGCAAATAGACGATATAGAGCGCAGCATCATTGACCAGGCCAGCGCGGAAGAAACAGTTGCGCAACGGCTTGGCGGCAAAATGAAAACCGGCAAAAGAGATAGTTTGGCAATTAAAGAGCTTACCGAAAAAAAAGAAGCTTTGACAAAGCGGTTATCTTCTGAATTGCCGGGAATGCTTAAAGATGATCTTGCAGAGTTAGTGAAGGGCCGACAGATGCCCTACCAAGCCATGAAAGAATTGCGAACCAGAGTTGGGTATCTTCTGGACTCTTCCGAGATTATGTCTGATGTTCCAAAGTCTGAATTGAAAAAGCTGTATGGCGCAATTTCCCGCGACATAGAAGGCGGTCTACCCCCAGAAGCAACGAGCTTTCTGAAGAGGGCGAACACATTTTATAAGGCCGGGAAGGATAGAGTTGACACATTGGAAAATGTGTTGTCAGGCAAGACATATGAGAAAATATACAATGCGGCGATTGGAGAAACCAAAGACGGGCCGACCCTAATAAACAAGGTGTTGCGTAGTATGCCCAGGCAAACAAGGCAGAAGATGGCGCACGAATTCTTGCGGACCATGGGCAAGGCAACCGCCGGCAAACAAAACGCGGCGGTTGATGCTTTTTCAACAGAAACATTCCTGACCAATTGGGGCAAGATGGATAGCAAGGCAAAGTCGGCTTTGTTCTCGAATATCAGCCCGGATTATATCAAGTCGATTGATTCAATCGCAAAGGTTGCGGAAAACATCAGAGCTGGGTCGAAGGTGTTTAGTAACCCGTCAGGGACACAACAAGCCGTATCTTTGCAACAAACTATCGGTGGAGCAATGGTTTTGTTGCTAACCGGGAACGTGGGGCCAGCGATAGCAGCGGCGATAGAACCAGCAATCGCCTATGGTGCGGCAAAATGGATGACAAACCCCAATATTGTTAAGTGGTTGGCACAAAATAACCGTAGGCCGGTAGAGCGGCTTCCTATTTTGATAAACAGCTTAGCAAGACAACACAGAAACGATGCAGAAGTTCAGGATTTTGCAGAAACCATCCAAGGAGAAAAGTAATGACCAACATGCTTAAAAGATTCTGGCCTGTTATCATCCTGGCTCTGCTGATTGCGGGCAACGCCAACGCCTACAACATAGTGAAGAATAACGCCATTTATGTCCCAAACCCGGCCAAGCTAGGGGTACTCAGCCTTGGGAGTATGTATGTGGGAAACCCAGACACCGATCCAACGGTGGAAGGGAATCAAAAAACCATCTATGTCAAGGATGAATCGGGAACCGTAACGGCGGTATCTCAGCCTCTCACAATAGGGGCCGGTGGTCTCCCTCTTTACAATGGCGACCCCGTAACCGTGCTGACTGAGGGTGATTACTCCCTGATGATTTTGAATTCGTTGGGATCACAGGTTTACTACATTCCCTCCGACCTTGATTCAACGCTTGATACGGCCTATGTGACGGATATTGCAACGCTCCGCTTGTCAACGGGGGTGGCTGGACAATCCGTACAGCCCCAAGGATATTACGCCTATGGTGACGGGGCAGGCGGTCCTATCCGACATTGGTCCGCAACATCCACTGCTACTGATAACGGCGGCTCCGTTATAAGACCAACCGCTATTGGTGTAGGAGACCCTGGCCGGTGGATATGGGATTACACCGGCCCTATTTACGCAGTTTGGTTTGGTGTAAAATGTGACGGTGCAACGGACGACACCGCCGCCGCAGTTGCCGCGCGTGGAGTGGCAATAAGCACCAATGAGTATTTGGTGTTCCCTGGGGGCACTTGCCTCCTTGAGGGAGTTGACACCTATGGGGCGCTATACTCTGGCAGCAACACCTTGAAAATACGGGGGGCTGGTCAATGGAACACGACTCTTACAAACACCAATGCGACCGGAATACTTTGCAGGCTTAATGGATCATTTTGTGAAATTAGTGATATTGGTATCGATAACGGGATAAGTACAGGAACTGGTCTAAAAGTAAACGGGCAGCTTTCAAAAATAAAGAATGTGCGAGTTGTAAATGGTCTCGGGTGGCAAGTAGAGCAAGATGGTAATACCCTCGGAACAACGTCTGGATTATATTTGCAAAATGCAACCCAAGGTATGGCGATTGGAGAGACAAACCCAACTGCGTATCTAACCTTGGATGATGTTACTATAGAGCCATTAAGTGGTACTGCACTTAAAATTCGACAGGGCACAAATATAAAATTCGGGAAACTTTATTTTGAACCAGTGGGTGACGCTGGTGATATTACCAAATTCCTTGATTTGTCAGGCGGAAACCAGATTGATTTTTATTCGACTGGTGCAGAATTAGGAGGAACTCATAATCTTACCGACCCGGCTTATTTCGATATTGCCGCTTCTCAATCTGTCAATTTTGACGGATTCAGAGTATACCATACCGGCACAGAAAGTAAGACACTTTTTAGGTTAACTGGTACTTATTCTCATGGTGTGTCCTATAGAAACATGAGCATACAGTCAACAAAAGCTGGCATGGTACTATTTGATAACGCGGCTAGTGGGTCTTGCTATAATCTTACATGGGATAATATCAGCACGAATATAACTAATGCCACAGGAGCAGTTGGGATTCAGGACACGACTGTTAACTATTATTTGTCAGTAAATAATTGGTTTGATAGGACTTACCCAACATCTTTTGTTTTAAGTTCTCTTTACACTAAATACTCTAATGTGCAGGGTGCTATAGATATAACAAATAGAAGTGGGCAGATATTGGAAAACTGTATTGGTGCGATTACTGGTACTGGAGCAAACACGTGCACTCGTATACCAGAAGCATCCGAGACAATAACAACGAGTACTGCGGCGTCTCTGCGTGGGCATACGGTTGTTAACGGCAACGCCGGGGCAATAGCTGTCACTATTGCCGACGGGGTGATGCCGGGAGCTTTCAAAACATTTTATTGTTCTGGGGTGACTGGCGGGTCTGTAACTCTTACCGTATCGACACACGCAACATCTTCCCCAGAGGTTTTTGTTTTTGATACAAACGGAGATTCTCTCACTTTGCAGTGGACCCAAAATAAGTGGGTAACCATCAATAATGCGGGGGTTTCTGTTCCTTAAGCATGGAGCATTAACCGCAAAACTTTTCAAAAAGGAGCACGTAATGGGACCGAGACCGCCGAGAAAACCACCAGTAAAGAAAACCACCAAGAAGGGGATCTGGATTGCTGGCGAATACGAGGCGGGGGCGTAGCCGTGGGACCACAATCATTCGCAGACCTGGGCTGGTGGGCATTGGGCGGGGCTATCTTTGTAAGCGTCTCGGCCTGTGCCCTACTTTTGAAACTGCTGCTGGCCAAACTAAAGGAGATTTGTAAGCTGTTAAGCGACTTCCAGAAGGTTATGAGCAAGCACGACAAGGCCATCGTGGAACTCCAGACACGATGCGCGATGAACCACAGGGCACCACTTGCGAACAAGATTCAAGGTGACGAGGAATGACCGTTCTTTTTGCTCCGCCTGATTATTGGCTGCTCACCAAAGACCAACGCGCCGACATTTCTAATGGTTGCGGGACCAGGGGGCTTCTTGGTCTTCTGGTCCCGGATACGGTATATTTTCTATCAATAAAAAGTGCTTGCGATATACACGATTTCATGTACGCTATTGGTATAAACATTAAAGACAAGCAGGAAGCAGACCGGGTTTTCCTTAACAACATGATGCGCATCATAGACCACGAAACAAGGTGGGACTGGCTGAAGGTTTTAAGGTTGCGCCGGGCAAAAACCTACTATCAAGCCGTGAAGAATTTTGGAGGGTTGGCATTTTGGAGCGGAAAAAACGCACCAGAGAACAAGAGAGGATCCGCATGAATCAGCTCAATATTGACCACTACAAATGCAACAAATGCGGGGCATGTGAAACCACCCTGAAAAACCTTCAGGAGAGGGCCATAGGCGGACGGCTTTTTGTTTCCGACACCAACCTACGGAAACACGCGACAGAGATCACCACGGCCATTGTATCGTGCAAAAATGATGCTCTGTATCTTTCGCTGGCACTGTAATGGCTACTAGCAAGGACCAGGCCGCTTTCCTCCTGGACGTGTGCAAGCTGATCCAATTCGCAACTTCCCTCGGCTGGCGAGTAACAGAGGGGGAATTCAAGCGAACCCCAGAACAGCAAAAGATATATTTTGATAAGGGCCTGTCTAAAACCCTGAACAGCCGTCACCTTGTTGGAATGGCGGCAGACCTCAATTTCATTCGTGAATCTGACGGGCTGTATATTGGTGCGTTAAAAACCAAAGCGGCACTGGGGATGCTCCGTCCTGTCGGCGAGTATTGGGAATCACTATCTCCCCTCAACCGATGGGGCGGGAACTTTGACCGGGATTGGTCAAGGGACGATAGCTTTCATGATATCCCTCATGTGGAGCGCTTAGATTCAAAGTGAGCAGTAAAGCCTACCGTCAAAAGCACCGGGAGCAAGGGCTATGTATTGATTGCACATTGCCTGCTGAACCTGGACACTCAAGATGCGCGTTTCACCGGCAGAAGGCACAGTCGATCATAAATACAATCAAAAAAAATCGGCTGGAGCAAAGACGGTGTTATGGGTGCGGTAGGCCACTTTTCCCTGAAGATCCTAAAAATTGCTTGAAATGCTGCAATAGAAAGGAGTCTCAATGGAGATAAAGATTGCGGAGCTGCCCGAGAACTACAGGCTGTACGATACCGGAGACTGGCACCTTGGCCCGTTGACGTGCCACTTTGACGGTGTTTGCGATTTGGTTGAGAAGATCGCCCAAGACAAAGCAGGCTTTGTGGTACTCAAAGGCGACTTGGGGGATGCTGTCACCCCTGGTGATAAGCGGTATGCCCACGCATCCATGGATTTCAAGCGGCTGCTTCTGACCCCAATGGAGCAAGCGGAAAAACTGGTTGAAATTCTTCGACCAATCAAAGACAAGATTCTCACCTCTGTTATCGGAAACCACGAATACACCCACATAAACACCGTGGACATGACGAAGTATATTTGCAACTCGCTTGGGGTGCATTACGGGGCTGCTGCCTGCAAAGTACATGCCGTGGTAAACGGGAAACTCGCCCACAAGTATTATATCACGCATGGGCGGGGCTGTTTGCCCAGTGGTGCGAAAGACCCAATTCAGCGGGAAGCAAATGTCAAGGCCGCTCTGAAAAGAAAACTTGAGGGAACAGGCCATGCGGATTGCATCTATCTCAGTTGTGGACATTTTCACCGGCTAATCGAGGTTGCCCCCACCATTAACAAAGAGATTGTCCTTGTGGATGATGGGCGAGAGCTGAAACAGGTGCATAGGTACCACGGGAACCAAGCAGCAGAGTACATCCCACCAGAAGCACGTTGGTACGGGTGCAGCGGCTCATTTTTGCGCCTTTACCCGCCCCCAGGCAGTGGGGCAATAAGCTACGGGGAAATGGCAATGTATGGGCCTACTGAACTTGGATGGCTGGAAGCAGTAATCGAGGATGGGAGGATGGTTCGCCTTGAAAAGCATGTTGCCGGAATCGAGTACCAAAATAATTAAGCTGCCCAGGATGCGCTGCAATGCGTTACACCTTGGCCGCTACTATTGCCCTGACGCCAAGTGGCTGATGGTTGAGCCGTGCCCGTTTGTAAACAAGAATGAGTGCAAAATATACCAAGAAATGTGTGGGTCATTATGAAAACAACTCAGGCACAATTTAAGCACTTCCAGGGGCGGGTGAAGCATTGGGCCGGTAAGTATGGGCTTCAACATGCTATGGTGCATATTGTTCTTGAGAGGAAAACGAAGATGATGATTCAGAGGGAGAAACAATGGCCTGGGCCTTATATGACACAGAGAGTTCCATAGCGCGGATCGGGCTATCTTCCTTTCTTGATAATTCAGTAACGTATGCCACAATCGACAGGATGGCATTCCACGAAGTATGGGAAGTTTTACTGTGGCCCATGCGCGAAATGCTCGGCTCAAGAGGCTACAGCTTTCAGCAGATTAACGCCGTGCTTCACGATATAATCAGAAGAGCAGAAACAGAGAAATTCGGCTTTTAGATCAGCCGCCCTCTCCTCGGCTGATTGTGCGCCCCGCTCAAGTGGCCCCTCCCCACTTGTGCGGGGCGGTTTCATGATTACGGCAAATGTGAACCATAAAAGAACAGGAACAACCCAATTAAAAGACCGCATATAATTGCTACACAGATAGTAAACGAATTCAAAATCCACCCTCCCCACTTGTGCTGGGCTGTTTTTTACGCGCTTTTCCAACCGTTTTTTCTGCACGCGACGATGGCCGCGACCGCCTCTTGAACATTTTCAGGCTTTATATTTTGGCATGTCAGCCCTGCCGAACCAATATCCGCCCACAAGGCAATTTCTGCCCCATCAAAATTTATTTCAACCTTGTTCAATTTTGAAAAGTTGCGTATTTTTACCAACTCTTTTATCATTGCCGTAGCTCCTTTTTATGCTTCATTTCCCACCAGAAAAACGGTAATCCCGCCCTTGCATAGCCGCGTCGTAACCACAACCCCGTTCTTCTTCGCCCAGGTCGAGGCGCAAGATTTGATATTGCCGATCCGCTTTGCATCGGCCCTGTAAAACTTCTTTTTCTTCGTGAGCAGGTCCGCGAATTTGTACACGGTTTTGCGGCCTGTTTGCTTGGGGGGGATTTGCATTATCTTGTCTCGATGGTTAATATTCAAAATCTACCGTAAAATTGTGCGCGCACTTCGGGCAATAAACAGATACGTCCCTTGTTGCCGCTGTCATGTTTTCCCCTGCCTCGAATTTTCGACCTGACCAAAAATCCTCAGCATCGGTCAAGTCTACCTTTTCGCGGCATGCCGGACATTCGCAATCAAGCGATATGGTCCAAGTCGCTGTAATTCTTTCAGGTTCCATTTTATTTCTCCTTTAGTTCACGGCCTGCATCATTAAAAAATCCCGATATGGCTTGGCTGGCTTTTCCAGTGACTAACCCCTGGTCAGTGGCGGTCTCCTCTGGATGGACTGCGCGTACTCGGCTGACTAACGGTGTTTTACGCGGAACCACCCGTATCACCTGTCCGCTAAGCCTGTGCGTTGCCATTGTTCCCGAACATCCAAGCCATACCGGGAAACTATTACCATGCAAAATCACGGTACCTAAAAAATGAAACGGTGTCAACATAAAAAATTCGATAGCTGGTTGAAAATAAAATATTGACAAAGGTTGTTTTTGTGATAAGGTTAATAAAAAGCAAGATGATTTTTAATATAAACATGGAGGGTATGACAATGAGTGCTTTCGGTCGCGCATTCGCTACGAGAAAAGAGGCCAATGCTTTTCTGAAAAAACATGATCCGCACAATTGGAAGGGGGAATCTGTCCGTAAAATGAGCAAGAAACTTTTCCCCAGGAGGAAAAAGCTGTTCCATGTTGGGACTGAGCTTGACTTCCTCAACTTTGCATAGGACGGCCCCACATGCCAAAATTCAACGCCTCCCACTGGCTACGCACAAGAAAGGACATGATCATGCAAATAGGATGGATTGAGCCGGAAAGCCTTCATTTTTTCTGGAATATCTCGGACGAATATAAGGCCATGCTCGCGGCATTAAGCAAAGATTGCCAGTTGCAGGAGATAGCCGATATTTTCAAATGCTCAGTTGGCACAATCCAGCTGGACAAGAAACGGGTAGGGCTGACAAAGCCTACACCGGGCGGCAGCAACCGGAAGAAAAGAATGTTTGCATACAAGGGCCAGCTCCTACCCTGCGCCGAGATCGCGGCACTTGAGGGGGTTGGCTACGATACAGCCTATAATTGGCTTACAAAGGGGAGGTTGAGCTGATGTGTGAATTTGTAAGTTGGGTGGAATATAAGGGGAAGATTTTGTTCCTCACCGACAAAGACCTTTTGTCTCGGCGCGGGAAGGAATTGGTCAAATACAGTGCGGACAAAGAGGACTGGCGCGGGCATGGGTCAATATGCTGGTTCTATAACATCAAAAGGGGTGATACCGTCCAGCGTGAATGCGAAGACTTCTCTAGTCCGAAAAACTTCCCCGCTGAAATTGCCGAGGCTATCAAGTCTGGCAATATGACAACTTTTGGCGCACAACCTGGCAAATTACTTAACAATCGGGCGTTGGAGCAGTACAAAGCCATCAAGGGTCCGGCGTGGAAGCAGTACGAGGCCATCGAGGGTCCGGCGTTGGAGCAGTACGAGGCCATCAAGGGCCCGGCGTGGAAGCAGTACGAGGCCATCAAGGGTCCGGCGTTGGAGCAGTACGAGGCCATCAAGGGTCCGGCGTTGGAGCAGTACGAGGCCATCAAGGGTCCGGCGTTGGAGCAGTACAAAGCCATCAAGGGTCCGGCGTGGAAGCAGTACGAGGCCATCGAGGGTCCGGCGTTGGAGCAGTACGAGGCCATCAAGGGCCCGGCGTTGGAGCAGTACAAAGCCATCGAGGGTTCGGCGTGGAAGCAGTACGAGGCCATCGAGGGTCCGGCGTTGGAGCAGTACGAGGCCATCAAGGGCCCGGCGTTGGAGCAGTACAAAGCCATCGAGGGTTCGGCGTTTTGGGCGTTATTCGCTGTAAAAGAAAATAGAAATACCAATTGGAAATAAAGAGAGGGATACAAAATGCGGTGCATAAAAACAAACGAACCAACGATGAACGGGGTACTGTGCCGGAAATGCAAGCGTAATTGCGAACATGCCGGACGGATCAAAATGCTCGAGGACATGTTGCGCGAAGAGTTACGTCCTCATGTGGAGGTGATGATATGAACAGCCAAGACCTTGACCGGCACATAACCGGGAATTACGGTGAAGATCAATTCAACCGTGCGAAGTCTTTTGACCGCTCGTTTTATGCTGGCGCAAAGGCGAGAAAAAAAGGTCTAGGGCTTGATTCTTGCCGGTGCAAAACACCAAATACCATTACTGGGTGGAAGCACGGGTGGCACGACGAGGATGTGGCTTTAAGGGCAGAAGAAGAGGAGGGCGATTAATTATGATCCCCCACCGATCCGGCACCACAACCCAACTATGGCGCACACACGTTGAGGTATGCCCGATAACATCCGGCCTTGAGACGAAAATGACCCGGCCAACCTGGGACAAAATGTGCCAGGACAGGCGCAGGGCTGCAAAGGTGAAGGAAATGCAAAACAGCGGCGACCCACATGCCAAGTTTTGCCAGAAGTGCAAGGGGAAGATTGTACCGGCAGAGCTTACTTTTATTGAGATTAACTGAGGGTGAAATCATGTTCAGAAAAACGGTAAAAAACCAAAAAAGGCTTGGCAAGTCGTGGGTTGATCACAGTTCTGTCTTTAATGAAAAACACACTGACAAAATTCTCATCGAAACATGGTGGTTTTTGTTTATCCCCCTTTACTCCCGCCAAACTCTTTTGAGTAGCGACCTATGATCTGGGCCAAACAAAACTTATTCACCGATCAAGCAGCAAAGAAACGCCGCACCACTACCGCCATTGCCGCACTGTTCCTGCTATTGTGGGCGGTGGTGGTATTCGGCAACCTGTTCGAGTGTGCGGATCGGACGGCGGAGATTCAGGCGGCACGGGTATGTCGGACAAAATAATCATAGCCATACTAGCAACCATACTAGCCGGAGCCATGCTATACCACCACCTACACCAGACATATAACCCTACCATAATTGGCTATTGGCAGATGCACCCGGTGACGATGCAGCTTTATTTTGTTTCACGGTGCAATAAAAGGTTTGACAAAGAGTAAATATCTGGTATGATTTAGACAACAGGGCAGCACGACGCAGCCCGGAACCGGGAGAGGTAACATGGTGTACGAAGCGACACGAAACTGGAACGAGCCGCAAGGAAGCCCCAGTGCTTGGGTGATAGCTATAAATGGCACCTGCGACTATGATTATGAGTATTCCAGCAAGGCCCGTTGTTTGTCCGCCATCAAAGTGTTAAAGCAGAAAAAACAACCAAAATGAATCAACCTCCCGGCTCTGCGCAAGCATCCGGGCATAGGCAAAACAGGGAGATTGAAACATGAGAAAAGTTATGGTCAGCGAACATAAAAAACAATCTAGCGGGGCATGGGAAATGGAGGAAAGGGGCGAGGCGTTGTTCCACCAGTTCGGAGTTGACTACGAGGAGTTTGAAAGCGGGCCCGGCAACTTTACCACCGCAGTTATTGAGTGGGATGGCGGCAAAGTTGAAAATGTTCCCGTTCACCTCGTTCGGTTCCTTGATTCACCATTTACCATGGCATAGGCAGCAGGAGGACACGATAATGAAGATTGGCGATATTGTTTTGATAGAAGAGAGTGCGCCCCCCTTTTTTTCGGCTGGGGACAAAGCGAAACTGGTTGAGTACGAAGGGGGCACGTGTTGGTGGGGAGACTTCAACGGACTCGGCAACAAAACCGTACACGGGCAGGGGGTCTGGTGCTTAATGGGGATAACAACTGAACCGCATAAGGAGAACAAAAGCATGAAGGTTACTTTTGAAGCACTGACCACAACCGATACGCCAATATCCCGGCGCGGAGAAATGATGCTCTCCTTAGAATGCCACATGGACCACGACCAAGCCATGAACGCACTGAAAGCCCTGCGCGATGCAATGGCCCCGGCAATCTGGGAGGCCATGCTTGACGAGGTGAACAAGGAAATCTCCGACGATATTGCCTCGTTTCCGATCCCGGCTGATCCGAATGAAGAGCGGGAGAAGGAGAATGACAGGCGGCGGCTGGTGCGGGAAGAACAGGCGATTGATGATTTTGAGTGGAACGAGCTAAAATAACCAAAAGGAGAAAACAAATGAACCAACCCAATGCAGGATGCGAACCAAAACGCCAAGTTGTAGCCCAAGAAATAATGACCAGACTCGAAAAATTAGCAGCGGCAGCAGAGGCAACAGCAGATCGTACCGCATCAAAACTCGCCCCCGTTTGTATTGCGGATCGACCAACCTCCGATTGCTGCGATGAAAAGAGCCTTTCTCCTGAATATCCTCCCCTGTTTGTGGATATTCGGGGAAAACTTGAAACTATTGAGCGTGCTATTTCCTGGATCAACAACGTATTGGACCGATGCGAGTTGTAATGGCACAAGTAGAAATCAAATTCGGCGGCAAGCCGGTTCGCGTAGAGCTTTCCCCCTCGGATAATTACCCGGACGTGCCGCACAAAGTCCTTGCTGTATCGGATGCGGATAGCGGGCAGCTTTACATGCCTGGGCCTGAGATGTTGATTATCGAGGATTTTTATCAGGGGAAATTGGATTACGAGCTTTACCGAATGAGGAAGCAACGATGAGAATATTTAGCGGAAGCTGTTGCCTTTGTGATGTAGGAATACCAACGAAGCAAAAAGATATGCACGGGAAAGAGCTGTTTTCCGGCGACATTGTGCAGCTCTGGCACGGTAATTATATCGGGACAGACATGGAGGAGTGGATGCCTGCTGGTGGGCTTACCGCGATTGTTGGCAACCAATACCAGAGTTATTCTAACGGCACCATCGAAACACTCACAAGCACCCCCTCCCTTTACACGATGGGCATAATGGATTGCGGGGTGCAAGATGACGAGTGGAAAGTGTCCCTGGTGAAAAGCCACAAAGATATTATTACAGGGGGAAGATTTATTGATTTTGGTTTTAATTTCAGGGAATAACCACGGGAGGAAGAGGCAATGAGCGATACTCTAATCCAGAGCTATGTGTGGCACGAAGGCAAGTGTTTTTTTGTAAGCACAATAAACAGGGTTTCTTCCGCCGAGCTTGCATATGGTGGCACATACGCGGAAACTTTGGTCTGGGAATATGATTACGAAGAAAGAAAGCGAGGTAATATTGTCGGCCAGACAGAGGGGTCAACGGGGTCTATTTCGGCGCATATCCGCATGTGTCAGTTGATCCACGAAACAGGATTGACCGAAGAGAAGGAAGACGACCAATAACCACGGGGAGAGAGAACAATGAAACACGAAGCCGATGTATTTATGACAAAATATGCCCTTACGTCTGGAATAATTAAGATACGATGCCGCATTGATTCCGAGAACGGTTATGCCTCAGAAGTCCGATCAGGGTTTACTACGATAGGACATTTTCTTTCAAAAAACGAATACTCCCTCACCAGGCAAGAGGCTATTGCAAAAGCAGAAGAGCTAAGAATAAGAAAGCTGCAATCGCTTGATAAGCAAATCAAAAAAATTTCCGCTTTAAAATTTTGATGTAGCTTAATTATCCACACACCAATAACCACAGGGAGAGATAGGACATGGAAACACCGGCAGAGAAAACACATTACAGGCGCGTATTCAAAAGCGATCACCTGGGCTTGGCAGACCTGGAAGACATGATCGAGGCCGGGTCAAACCTTATTTTCACCATCAAGCATGTGAAGCAGGAATACGGGGCGACCGTATCCGGGAAGAAGGGCGACTTTAACATTGCCTATTTTGCCGAGGACATTAAGCCGCTGGTGCTGAACGCCACGAACTCCAAGATGATGAAGAGCTTAACCGGGAGTGCCTTTGTCGAGGATTGGTCAAGCGTGCCCGTCAGGCTTTATATCGACCCCAGCGCGAAGCTGAAAGGCGAGGTGGTCGGAGGCGTGCGTATTTCGCCGGATCGGGTCACAAGAGAAAAGCCGGAACTGTTGGTTGGCACAACGGCATGGACAAATGCCGTGGCAGCATACAAGCGGGACGGCAACTTTCTGGCCGTCGAAAAGCGGATGAAGGTAAGCGAGGAAAGCAAAACCGCGATCAAGACAGAGGCTGAAAATGTGGCATGATATCGCCCAGGGTACGGATGAATGGCTTGATATCCGTGCCGCGAAATTAACGGGGTCTGCAATCGCAAAGGTGATGGCGCACTACCCAAAACCGTTTGGCGATCCAGCGAAAGACCTTGCCGCCACCATAGCAGTTGAAAAGGTTACCGGCAAGCGTGTTATCTCCTGCGGGTACAGTAATAGCCACATGGAGCGGGGCCACGAAGAAGAGCCTATCGCAAGGGCCGCTTATGAGGACCGTTTTTTTGTAGATGTAGGCCGTGGCGGTTTTTACGATAACGGCGATACAGGATCATCCCCAGACGGCAACGTGATGGACGATGGGCTGATTGAAATCAAGTCCGCAATTCCAAGCGTTCATTATGGCCGAATCAAAAAAGGCGGGTTCGATTCCACATACAAGTGGCAATTCCTTTTCAATCTGCGCGAATCTGGCAGGGAGTGGATCGATTTTGTTTCGTACTGCTCGTCATTCCCTGAGCACAACCGGCTGTATGTACACCGTATCACCCGTGAGGAATTTACGGCAGAGCTTGAAATGATTGATCTGCGGGTTGCTGAATTTCTCTGTCTGGTTGACGAGATAAAAAAGACTATTGCGGCATAACCGCTAGGCTGGCGGGGGAATAAAACAAGGAGGTGTTCGGAATGAGGTATATCCTAGATATTTCTACGGCTAAAAAGCCCACATGGTGGGAGGATGGCGACCCGGTACTGTTGCCGTGCGAGGATGGCAAAAACCACACAACCTACGATCTGATTGAAAAAGAGTTGCCACCTAAATTTGTCGATAAGATGAGGGCGTTTTTGTTTCAAATCAAAATGCCAAACGGAAATTTGTACCATTACGCAAGCTCGAGACGTTTGCCGGTTGGGATCGACGCGGAAGAAATTGTAAAAAATGGCGGGGTTTTGCGAGAGGAACAAAATGAGTGACCACAAACAACCTGAGCTGGTTGCGACCATAACCGATGATCTGCAACTGACATATTCCGTCCCTCGCCTTCTGACGTACCACCTGGGCACCATAGGCAAGGGCCAGGCGGTCACGATTGCAATCAAGAAGTATCGCAAGCCATCCACCAACAAACAGCGGGCCTACCTGTGGGCGGCTGTCTACCCGGCCATTGTTGCGTACATTCTTAGCACCACCGGGCAGAACTTTACGGCTGAGGATTTGCATACCCGTTACAAGAAGAAGTATTTGGGATATGATACATGCGACCTGCCCGGCATGAATGATTTAATGCGGGTACGATCTTCCACAGAAACAGATACCCAAGAATTTTGGGATAACATGATCGAGCCAATATGCCAAGAATGGGCCGAGCTTGGGCTTTACATTCCTTTACCAGAGAAGAAAATTGATGTTCATGTGTAGGGAAAAGTCGTGAGTAATAATCCAACAGCGGCACAAAGGCGCAGATGGTCAAGGGTTGTCGCCCTTGGGTGCCTACCATGCAGACTTGATGAAATATACGGCACCCCTGCTTGCGTCTGTCATTGTCACGGGCATGGATATCGCAATCACGACAGGGTTTATCCTGGCTGTCCCACTCACCACCAGGACCAATTTGCTGTAAAAGGAACACCGAATCAAGAAAAAAACCCGCTTGAATTTCACGAACGATACGGGTCTTTTGATGAACTTCACCGCATGACCTGCGCACTTTTAGGGGAAAAATAATGTGCATCGGAATCCGATACCGCGCGGATATATCAACCCGCACCACCAAGCGGGGAATACAGCGGCTTGTCCATTTGCGGCTGCTAAAGAAACGATCCTGCCCAGGTTGCCCGTCTTGCCAACAGGTGCTTGCATGGGCGAATCAGGGGGCATTCGTCCATCGGTTCAATGAGGTTGAGCATGGGCGGGTGTACCGGCTCGATAAGGAGTAAAAACACCACCGTCAGTGCTGATGCGTCAAGCGCAACCTCCTTCGAGAATCTCCCGCGCCGGGCGGCACTGCCCGAAATTAGCACAAGTGCCAATTTTTTGTTTGCAAAACGCCATATATTGTGAGATAGTTAACTTGCTGACACGACTTTGACAACCGTGCCGATTAGCAAAAATGTTTTACTCCAAGGAAAATTGACCAATGAAAACAGAGAAGCGACTTGTTGCGGATGTCACACAAAGAAATGGGGATCAATCCCTCTTGGACTTTGTGCCGCAACAAGTCGCTTTTGTGCGTTTATGGGCACCAGAATGACAAGTAAAAAACCAAGGAAAATCCGTGTTCACGATTGGAATAAGTGGCAGACATTTAGAAAAGACAGGGGAACACCTCCTTGGATAAAAATACACCGATGCTTAATGACATGCCAAAAATGGGCAAGCCTGAGCGACGGAGAAAAAGGCCAGCTTGTTTCGATATGGATCGCTGCCGCCGACAACGGGGGTGAGCTTCCAGCAGACCCGGTTGTAATAAAAAAGGTTTGCCAGCTTGATTCAGAACCAGACATAGAAAAACTTGTTGAATTACAGCTACTTGATATTCAATGACAACCAGATGACAACCAGATGACCGCAAGCTGCCTGCCGCTCTGACGCACCAGAGAAGAGGAGAGGAGATAAAGGACTTAACAGCCGCGCTAACCGGAAAGGGATTTATAATGAGACCGTTAAAAAAATACCATCAACTTACCATCGATCATATCAAACTTCCATCCGGCCAGGGTTTTATACTGCGCGATTATCAACACCAGCTTGTTGATGGGGTTAGAACTTCGATTGTGGCCGGTAACAGGCGCGTGTTGATGGTGCTCGCCACGGGCGGCGGAAAGACTGCGGCTTTTGCGGAGATAGCAAAACTCGCCGTTGAGAAGGGCAAGAAGGTGCTTTTTTTGGTGAATCGGCGCAATCTTGTACAGCAGACTAGGGAGGCGTTTGCTTTTCATGGCGTGACCGGAACCGGGGTTATAATGGCAGGGCATGAAACAGCACTCCATGAGCCATTACAGCTCGCCACAATTCAGACCTATGGGCGGAGGATCAAACTGGAAGAGGGGGAAACGGTGTTCAATTTCCCTGCGGACCTAATTTTGGTAGATGAGGCGCATTTTAGCGTCAGCCCGCAATTTCAGGACGTTCTTTCCCATTACCCCAAAGCCGTCATTGTTGGCTGTACGGCAACACCCATGCGCGGTGATGGTAGAGGCCTGGGGGAGGTGTTTGATTCACTGGTTGACGTTATCGACACTCAAGACTTAACGGATAAGGGGTTTCTTGCTCCGTGCCGGTACTTTGCCCCCTCTCAGCCCGACCTTGATAAAATTAAGATCGTGCGCGGCGACTACGAGCAGAAAGAGCTTGAAAAGAGGATGAACCAGGCAAAGCTCGTCGGCGATGTTGTCGAAAACTGGATACGTCTGGCCGGGGATAGAAAGACAATCGTGTTCGGGGTGTCGGTTGCCCATGCGAAAGCCCTTGCCGCGGAGTTTAACCGGAAGGGAATTGCGGCATACGCCTTATCTGCGGCTAGCACGGAAGAGAAAAGGGAATATGCCTTTCTGGAAATGGAAAGGGGTAATATCCAGGTTATCACAAATTGCGCCCTGTATCAGTACGGAATGGACGTGCCGGATATTTCGTGTGTGGTGCTGGCAAGGCCCACCAAAAGCCTTGGGCTGTATCGGCAGATGGCGGGGCGTGGATTGAGGCCGTCACCGGGGAAAGAAATGCTTCTTCTTGACCATGGCGGGTGCATTGAAGAAAACGGGTTGCTGACTGATCCGATTGAGTGGAGCCTGGACGGTAAAAAGAAGGCATGGAAAAAGAAAAAGAAAGATGACAAAACACGGGAGAAGCGGGATAATATCTGCTCTTCTTGCGCCCTGTTGTTTACCGGCTCGGCTGTCTGCCCTGATTGCGGGAGCGAGGCCAAGAGTTTTGGGAAAAAGGTCGATGTTGTTGACGGAGAGCTGGAAGAGATTAAGCCAAAGAAGGTTAGCAAGGAAGTTCGTCGCCAGTTTTACGGCATGTGCCTTTTTTATCAGCGACAAAAAGGATATTCAGATGGGTGGTGCAGCCATAAGTATAAATCGCGGGTTGGAGTATGGCCGCGCGGGATGAATGATGTCCAGCCGATACAACCGGACCAGGAGTTTCTGAACAGAATCAGGCATGAGCAAATTAAGTATGCCAAGAGCCAGGAGAAGCGGAATGGCTGATAGAATTGATTACGACACGGTAAAACGTGAAGCGGTTGGTAGATGGATCGGAATATATGCGTCTCTGGGGATTGATGTCGGGAGCGAGGGCAGATATACCACATGTCCACTCTGCGGTAAAAAAGACAAATTCAGGATGGACAACAAGGATGGCAAAGGGACTTGGGTTTGTGTATGCGGGGCCGGTGATGGATGGAAGCTAGTGCAAGAAACACACAACATTGGCTTTGTCGCGGCAATGGAACTTGTTGCGCCGATCATAGGGGCCGTAGAAGTCCAAGAAGTAAAGGAAAAAAAGAGCAACTTCACCAAAGAAAAAGCCAGAAAGGTGTTTGAGGGGGCATTCAAGGCTGATCGCGGTAACCCTGTCGGCCTGTATTTAAAAAACAGGGGGCTTGATCTTTGTCCAAGCACCTTGTGGTATCACCCGGCCATGATGGACGAAAAACAGAAACTACCAGCCATGGTGGCATGTGTTACCACGAAGGCCGGGGAGGTGTCGGCGATGCACCGGACCTTTCTGACGCTTGACGGGAAAAAGGCTAATGTTGATCCGGTAAAAAAGTTGTCTCCGAACATTGCCGGGGTTAAGAACATAAAGGGATCGGCAATAAGGTTGTTTCCGCCGGCGCATGAAGTATTGGGGGTGGCGGAGGGGATAGAGACCGCCCTTGCCTGTTATGGTGTCCACGGAATACCGACGTGGGCAACTGTATCGGCGGTTGGCATGATAGGGTGGGAGCCACCAGAAGGAATACCGTTGAAAAAGGTGTTTATTTTCGGCGATAACGACAAGAGCTTCACCGGGCAATCTGCGGCATATCAGCTTGCAAACAAGCTGACTGTGCTGAGAAAGGTGGAAGTCGAGGTGCTTATACCGGATGGGGTTGGTACTGATTGGCTGGACGAACTGAACGCAAGAAAACAAGATTTGGTGTAGCCATGAAAACACCTTGGGGCGTAGGCAAATACCGCCTCGGCATAATCCGCCGATTACTAGCCGGGGAACTTACCACCGACCAGGCGGAAGGTTTGCAGCGCATGAGCGATCGGGAAATATTAAGACTACTGAGGATGGAAGATGAAATTACTTAATCCAGAGTTTAAAAAAAGAGGGTTTTCGTATAAGCTAGTCAAGAAAAATTCCGTCGCGTTTCTGTACGAGATTAGGGATGAGGGCCTGGTGCGAGGATATGAAGTATGGCGGCGTAAGGTATCTGCGCCGGTCACTGTGACAATGGGAGGCGTATCGGTAGATTTTGAAGAGGCCGAACGGTTTCCAGGCAATAGCGATTTTGGAACATGGGCTTGGGCCTATATGACTATGCCGTTTGCACAGAAAAGGTTTGATGCCATAGTGTAAAGGAGGTGAGACAATGAGCGAAATGGCGAAGGCATACGCCGCGTTTAAGCGGCACTTGTGCGTGGGTGACTCCCACTTGGTACTTGCGAAGGCGGCTTTTAAGGTTGGGTGGGAAGCCCGCGAGATTTTGGCAAATAAACGGGTGTCCGAGATAGAGAAAGCGGCCACCCTAAAAGAGCGGGAACGATGCGCCGAAAAGGCCGAGAACTACAGCGTGGCACTTGCTGACGAAATTAGAAGGGGGTAAGTAAATGGACGCTTGCATGTCACAAGAAGAAAAAATCATCTTGTTGTCCGAATTCGCCGCAGGAACCATTTGCGAGTTAAGCCACGGACCATGCGACAGCACCGAACATGCGGCCATTGACTACCTTGTTATCCCGATGGGCACCAAAGACCAGCACGGTATAGAAACTATCATTGACAAACTCACCATCCCGATTTGCGAAGATTGCCAGAGGGGGCTGAATGATGGGGAATGGTATTTGCACTACTGCTTGCGATGCGGAGAAAGTGCCTGGGCCATAAAGGAACTGAGCAGGAGGAAATACCCGGACACTCTTGTCTTAATGAAGTACTGCCATAACTGCGTAACATTGCAAGATAAATAGGTTTTTCGAGGGGGAAGCCAATGAATCCACAATGCGAAAGGGTAATCACCATGCTGGCAGAGGGAACGCTCGATTACCAGGAGGCCGAAAAAAGGGGCGTACAGCGGCTCTCAGCCGTTGTTAGCGAATGCCGGGCCAATGGGTGGAAGATCAGCCAAACGATGAAAGGCGGGGTACTAGAGGGCGGAAAAAAGATACAATTCGCGGTTTATAACCTGGATGAGGGGAAAAAGGAATGCAGGCGGCGGGAAGAAGAGGCGTTGTGGGAATGCAAATGCCCGATGTGTGGGAGGCTGCACCAGAAGTATCTTTTTTGGACAGGTAACGGGATGCCACGGTTTTACTGCAAGCGATGCTCTGAGGTCGTAAGCTAATTAGTTATCGTCAAGGAGGGATTATGTTTTTCAAAAAAGAGAAGCTAATTGAAACGGTTGACTGTGAAATATGCGGATGCAGGGTGAGAAAGGCAATTGCCCTTGAAGGATCAAGCGAAATCCGCCACAGGGTAGAATGGGTGAACACTTTTATTGGATCTTTCCCAATTAATACGGAGTTTATCTATCATCCTTATTTTTGCCGTGGTTGTTTCAATGAAAAAAATCAGCTCAAAAAAGAAGAGACAAAGGCAACCAAGAAGAAATAGAGGTGAGCGATGTGGAATACGCGAAGGAGTTCCAGCACTACAGGTTAAAAACACAGTTGCCAGTTTGCGGTAACTGTAAGTTTTTGCGCGACATAGACCAGCGGGACTGTTGCGGCCTAGGAAAATTTCAGGTTGACATTGTTTTTGGTACGTGTGCTGTGCATGAGTGGAGGAAATAAACTTTTGGTTTCTTGATCGGCTGAAATAACGTAGAATCGCGCATAAAAATGTGGTATAATTAGGAAAAGATCGGCAAAATAACCGGCCCAGGACCAGCCGGAGCCGCGCACGTTTACCGGGTCCGATGGAGGGATTTGTTATGGCCGGGATTGAGGTGGCTTTGGGGATAGGCACAAAATTCCCATCTGTTTATCTTGATAAGCGGGGGAACCGGCTCGAACACGGAGACTTTATCCGGTGGAACCCTGACGATGATGACTGGCTGGATGTGGTCGTTGAAATTGGGCACACGGGAAAACTTACCACCGTTTACGCACTCGGCGGTGGAGAACTCAAACTGAAAGACTGGCTGCTTGGATCGCGTAACCCTGTGCTGAAAGTGGGGAATATCAACTCCTCTACAATCGACGTGGTTAGCTTCGAGTGATTGAGGCCATAACGCCTAAATTAACGCGACCGCGCCACCATTGGCGGGTGATATAGCAGGGCTACTCGCGGTCGCGCTGAATTTTTTGTTATGTGATTTTCATGAATAAAATTTGCGATTTAAACGACCATATGACCTGGCATTGTGTTTGCGGGTGTGTTGGTTTTAACCTGCTCCGTTCTGGCAAGATTGCTTGCGAGGGCTGCGGAGCACAAGAAAACATGAGGTGGACCATGACACGACTGGAAGATTTACTGAGGATGACCGTACCGGCCAAAGACAAAGATGGAAACGCCATTGAAATGACCCCTGGGTTTAGGGTTTCGGTGCAGCGCAAAAATGACGATGGTGTGCATTTTATTATTCACGCGGATGGCCACAACAGCGACACCCTGGACTACATTGTTTCCGGTGATGTTTTGCGGCCTCTCACCACATAACGCCTGAACTCAGCGGACCCGGCCCAGGACCAGCCGGAACGCCGCGCACGTTTACCGGGTCCGATGGAGGTAATTATGGATAAGTGGGAAAAATACAAAACTTACAAGAATTGGCAACAAGAAAACATTGACAGTCTAAAGCGCGATTTTGATGATTGTCGAGATGAGCGTATAGAGATGATCGAACCGCCCTCTTTCAACGACTACTGCTTGGGGATATGGCAAAGGTTGTAGCGACAGCCCAACGCCAGAAATAACGGGCGGCTTTAGCCGGACACCACCAGCCGCCGAAAAGGAGATTGCTTGAGCCGCAAGAAACCAATTACCCCGAATAGCCAAATACGCTCCGCGCTCCGGCAGCTTTTTCTCCGCAGCCGCGAACGGGCGAAGTGCATAAAAGATGCGCAGGGCACATGCTCCTGTGGAAAGAAGCAGAGCAAGGCCAAGGGGCGCGAAGTGAAGATCAACGTGCATCATGTCCATGGGATAGATTGGGATGGCCTGATTGATTTGGTGCGTGAAAGGCTACTTAGTGGAGAAATGGTGGTCAAGTGTTTGGATTGCCATGACAGGGAGCACACGGGAAAGGCCGGGCCAGATTGAGGAGAACCTGACCCGGCGTGATTATCCAGCCAGGTGTAACAGATGATCCCGCAGCAAAATAATAGCCGCCGCCTGTTGCTTGGTCGGCCTCCTGGTGTTTTCTATCCTGTTTATAGCCTGTTGAGACATGCCCAGGGTAATCCCAAGCTCTGCCTGTGTGAGGCGCATTTCTTTACGAATGGCCCTGTATTCTCCCCCGGTCATTTTGCCACCCTGGCGAACCTGGGGATAGTCTCGCAAGACAATTTGCCGGTTGCCCGATCCAAGCTCCGGTCAATCACAAAAAACACGTCATGCAGAAAATCCTTGTCGCTGGCGTTGAGCAGGCCGTCAAGGTCTAGCGGGCAGCCGTTACAGTGACAGGCCGTGATGTACATCTGCATGGCGAGGCGGTCACGATGGGCGCATTTAAGGGCGCGGTCTGCGATAAGGGAGATCAAGGCTTGCTCCTCGGGTGTAACATCGTATTTGATCATGGGTTAATCCTCCTTGAGAACATCCAGCAGCATTTTAGTTTGAGCAGCCCCCGCAGCAGCCCACGCAGCAGCCCCCGCAGCAGCCCCCGCAGCAGCCCCCGCAGCAGCCCCCGCAGCAGCCCCCGCAGCAGCCCACGCAGCAGCCCACGCAGCAGCCTCCGCAGCAGCCCCCGCAGCAGCCCCCGCAGCAGCCCCCGCAGCAGCCCGCGCAGCAGCCTCCGCAGCAGCCCGCGCAGCAGCCCGCAATTCTTCGTTTTGAGTTGTCAGATACTCACGGACTAAAACAGGCATGTCCCACAGATCGGCAACCATCATGGCGTAATCACAGGCGAGTTTT